CGGCGACACCAACAAGGTCTATGTTTCGGGCCTTCCTGACGCTCAGGGCAGCTTCTCCGGCTACTTCGACGATGCGACCGCACAGTCCTACACCGCCGCTGTCGATGGTGACGCCCGCAAGTTCTATCTGTACCCAGACATCACGAACGCCCCGAACGTCTACTGGTACGGAACCGGCTTCTTCGACTTCTCAGTCGATTCACCGGTCGACGGCCCCATCACCGTTTCGGGCAGCTGGCGCGCAGCTAGCACTATCGCCAAGAACGGCTAGTGGCTGTAGGGGCTGGGGTCTACGTCAGCAACCTGGCCGAGGTTCGGAAGTATCTTCGAAAGATACATCCGGACCTCGTCCCGGTCCTACGCGAAGACCTCAAATCCGCCATCATCCTCAACACTCTCCCCGCCATTATGAGGCGAGTCCCCAAGATTTCTGGCTACGCCCAGTTCACTTTGAAAGCTAGATCCGGTGGCAACACTCTCTACGTTCTGGCCGGTGGGAAATCATCCGTGGCTCCATACTTCGGATGGCTGGACTTCGGTGGATCTCTGAGAAACCGTGGACCAGGACGAAACCAAACCATCGTCCGGCCTATCATTAAAAAAGGCCGCTACGTCTACCCTGGCATCCTCGAGACACAAAACCGTCTCGTCGAAGCCGCCGGCAAAGCAGTCGACAAAGCAGTCCAATCCGCCCTCCGATAAAGGAACAGCCCGCCATGTTCGCAAAATACCGAATCACACACCAAGACGGAACTCTCGTCGAAGCCCCAGGCCGCAAGGTCGACGCCGTCAAATTCGAACGACAGTTCAAAATGCCAGTGTCCAACCTGTTCTCAGATGGCGGCATCTACACCGAACATTTGTGGTTCTTCGGATGGTGTGCAGAAAAACGAATCAGCAGTGACCTTCCCGACTTCGACGAATGGATGGAAACCGTTGATGGGGTTGACATTCTTTCGGAAGAAGAAGAAGAAGAAACCCCTACGGACCCGAGTTCTTCACCCTCGCTGTAGCAGCGCTGGCGATTGACTCGGGTATCCCCATGTCCGTTCTTTTAGAGGAACCCGACCACTACCTCGACGCTATGTTCGAAGTTCAAACGAGACGCCGAGAATCCGCCGAATACGGTCCGGACGCTAAGCGTTGGGACGAGTAAGGAAAACCGATGGCCGGTGACAAACGTGAAGTAAGGGTCGCCGTTGTAGGTGACGCCGCACAACTCCAACGAGAACTTCTCAAAGCGGAAGGCAAACTGGCCGGCTTCGGAGACAACGCCAAAAAGTCGGGCGACATTCTCCGAACCGCCCTATTCGGAGGCGTTGTCCTCATCGGCGCCCAAAAACTGGTCAAAGCGGCCGGCGACCTGGAACAGTCCATCGGCGGAACAGCAGCCGTCTTCGAAGAAGCTGCCGGACCCATCAACGACTTCGCAAAAGGCGCCGCCGACCTAGTCGGCCTGTCGGAGAACGCTGCTCGTTCGCTGACGTCACGCCTCGGCGCTTCCTTGAAGGGTGCTGGGCTTTCAGCAGAAGAGGCAGCGAAACAATCTGTGTTCCTGACAAAGACTGGCGCCGATTTGGCGGCCACTCTTGGCGGTAACACCAGCGATGCCGTAGCTGCTTTAGGTTCCGCCCTTCGAGGAGAATTCGACCCGTTGGAGCAGTTCGGCATTGTACTGAAAGCCTCTACAATCAGCGCCAAAGCCGTTTCGATGGGCTTGGCAGAATCCGAAGCGTCTGCCAGTGCATACGCTAAAAGCCAAGCCACTCTTGCGCTTATCACGGAAAAATCAGCGTTCGCCCAAAATCAGTTTGGGAAGGAAGCGGACACAGCCCAAGGGCAGCAGCAAAGAGCAGCAGCAGCCATGGAAGACGCCTCAGCGCGACTTGGAAAGTCGCTTCTTCCCGTCTACACCCAAATTCAAAAAACAGTCACCCTTGTAGCGGAGGCTTTCACAGCTCTTCCTGGTCCAGTTCAAACCGGTCTGATTGGCCTTACCGGCATTGCACTCATTGGACCGAAACTGGTTTCGTCTTTCAGTCTTGCCACCTCGGCAATGAAAACCGCTGGAACGGCTATCGCCGACATGGCGACAAAAGCAATCAGCACCCAAGGCGCCATAGCGTCCATGAACATTTCAACCAGTGCAGCTTCTACTGGCGCTGCCGCTGCTGCTGGCGGAATGGCTGTTCTTGGTCCGGCAGTCTTAGCGGTCGGAGCTGCCGCCATCGTTGGCGGCATTGCTTACAAGAACTACAAAGACGAACAAGCGGCAGTGAAAAAAGATATCGACGCCCTCATCCCGACCTTCGACAAACTCACCGGGGCAATGACGGCCAACACTCAAACAACCGTCGGCGCCATCCTGGCATCCAAAAACCAAATCGACAATTTGAACAAAGCCGGCATCACAGTCTCCCAGTTCTCCGATGTCCTTGACGACAACCGAGACGCCTTAATTAGCCAGTCCGACGCCGAGGCTTTGGCTCGAGGAGACTTTGCCAAGGGGAGCATCCAATATGAAAAGCGTATCAAGGCACTCAAGGAGGCTGGAGGCGCACAAAACGAACTTATCCTCCGCCTCATCGAAACAGAATCCGCTGACGTCGGACTCATTCAAACTCTCTACAACAGCATCGACGCCTACAACCAGCAACAGGAAGTCATCCGGCAACTCAACATTCAAAAGGGTTTGAACGAAAACAAATCTTTAGATCAGGCCACAGCCGAGGCGGATTTGGCTGCTGAAGTCGCAAACTCGAAAGAGCAAATCGACGGACTCATCAAGTCCACAAAAGAACTCAACGACACCAGAATCAGCAACGAGGAAGCAGAAATCAACAGCCGCAAGGCTGTCAAGGAATACAACGACGCTCTCGCCAATGGTGGTTTAACAGTCGATGAGCGCCGAACAAAAGAACTTGACCTCATCAAAACTTTGGAAGACCAGGCGGAAACTTTCGCTGAGTTAGTTGTGGCTCAAAAACTGGCGAAGGGTGAATCCGTCACAAGCGGAGAAGCCGCCTTAGTTCAGTCCCGAAAACTTGCCGAACTCGCTGCGACACTCGCACCAGACAGTCCAGTCAGAAAGCATCTCCAAGGACTGGCCTATGACTTGTTGGTGGTGGCTGCTCAAGATCCGGTTGTGAAGATTCGGATTGAAACTGAAGAAGCAATCCGAAAGTTTCGAGAGTTCCTCCGAGTTATCGGCGCCGATGAAAACGCGCCGGGCTTGGCAGAGATCCTCCAATACTCCAGCGACTACATCGAACCTCGAGCCGGTGGTGGTCCTGTCGGCGCCGGTATGCCATACCTTGTCGGCGAGAAAGGCCCAGAACTGTTCGTCCCCTCCGGCTACGGCCGAATCATTGACGCCTTCTCCACCAACAAAGCACTTCTCTCCAACGCTGGCGGCAGCATGGGTGGCAGTGGCGGAGGCAATGTGACAATCAACGTCACAGTCTCCCCCACCGCCGACAAAGCCTCTATCGGCCAAACCATCGTCGAAGCCATCTCGAGCTATGAACGCCGCTCCGGACCAGGCTGGCGTTTATGACCGAGCTGCTCTTCGACGGAATGGCTTTGACAGTCGAGGTTGGTTTCTCCACGACAGCAGGGTCGGGTCGAGTCCCACTCGGCTCCACACTCGCATCCATCAACTGGACCGACATCACCGAACACGTCCGAGAAGTCTCCACCTCGCGTGGCCGATCCTCCGAACTGGACACCTATTCGGCCGGTTCCTGCCAGGTACTTCTCGACAACCGAACCCGACTCTTCGACCCAGAAAACAGCGCCGGCACCTACTACGGAAACCTCACACCACTTCGCCCCATCCGAATCCGAGTCACCCCAGCCGGCGGCACTATCCGCTCCATCTTCTTCGGATTCATTGACCAATGGCCCCAGTCGTATTCTTGGCCAAACGAGTCGACCGTGGCTGTCACCGCAACCGACGCTTTCAAAGCCCTCAACGAATACAAACTCCCCTCCTTGTGGAGAAAGACAATCACAGATGCGTCTGCGACAGCCTGGTATCCCCTCGCAGATTTCAACGGCAGCCAATACGCATTTGAGATTGAAAAATGGTCGGCCCGCTCTGCGGCTTGGGCAGCTTCAAGCGGTGGTGTGGCTTCATATTGCACACCGGGCGAAGCGCTGATTGCCGACGAACCTGCCACATCCTCATCCTTTGACGGAAACAAAACGCTTCTCATTCTCAACCCCATCAGCGCAACAGCCTCTTCGTGGACCGCTGAAATGTGGATCCAAACAACAGAAAACACCACAGGAAACTATGGCATCTGGAACCACCGTGACTTCATCCATGGCGGAACCTGTGGCCTAGTCGTTTCAGGCGGAAACGCCACTGTCGTCGCCCAATTTGGTCATCGTGGAACCTCGAACACGATGACAACCAAAAACGCACAAGTGACTGTCAACGACGGCAAACCACACCACGTCGCCCTCGTCTATCAATCCGACGCTTCATTTGGAAACACTTTCAACCTGTACGTCGACGGACAACTCGCCACCGTCTCCGGTGGATTCACTGATGTCGTCGACAATCAGTTCGCCTTCATGTCCTTAGGGCTGCCCATCAGCAAAAGCGGCACAGCCTCCAACAACTTCACCAACTACTACAAAGGCTCAATCCAACATCTCGTCCTCTACAGCGGAATCATGCTCACAGCAGACGAGGTATTAGAGCGCTATGAAATCGGGATAGGAACCTATCTGCAAGGCACGCGCACCGACGAAAGAATCACTTACATCGCCGACCTTGCCGACTGGATGACTGACGGCCTCGACCTCAACACCGGAGACTCCACAGTCCTCGGAATACAAGTCAATCGAAAAGGATTCCTTGACGCTTTGAAAGAAGTGGAAGTTGCAGAACAAGGCCGCCTCTTCATGTCAGTCGACGGAAAAATCCGGTTTATCGACCGAAACGCTGAAGGCGCCGGCAACTTCATCACCTCCCAAGCCACATTCTCCGACAACCCTGGCGTGGGAGAAATCAAATACGCCGACATCGTCCTCACCTTCGACGACCGCTACATCTTCAACGAAATCACTGTCACCCAGCCGGACAACTCGAGCTACACAAGCGCCGACACCACCAGCCAAGGCAAATATTTTAAACGCGCCCTCAACATCGACAACTTCATCGCCGACGCCGCCTATTTCCTCGTCAACACCAGTCTTTATCGTCTCGCTCAATACAAAGACCCGCAAATGCGAATTGACGAAATGTCAGTGAATGTCCGTCGGGATCTCGCCTACCAGTCGCCATGTGTCACCTTGGACATTGGTGACAGGATCACAGTGGAACGCACCCCACAGGACGTCGGCGCTCAAATCACAAAATCTCTCATCATCGAAGGCATCAAACACTCAATCACACGCGACAACTGGGTTGTAACCTTCAACACAGATCCGACATTACAAAACGCGCCATTTGTTCTGGACTCAGCCACACTAGGGGTCCTCGACACCAACATCCTCGGCTATTAGGAGACACCCATGGGGTCCGGTTTCAAAACTTTCACAGCAACAGTTCTCACTGCCGCCGACGTCAACGATTACCTCATGGAACAGTCCGTGATGTCGTTTGAATCGACTGGGGCCAGAGACGTTCAAATCACAGCTCCCGAAGATGGAATGGTCGCCTACATCGGCTCGAACGACGCCAACGAGGGTCTCTACACCTACAACGGCACCGCTTGGCGTAAGGGTCCAGGCTGGAACGCTCCGTGGGGTGTGATGGTTAGGGCGCAAGGAACCGGACCCGGCACGTCCACGTCCGGCACAACTGAAACGGCAGTCTTTACAAGTAGCTCGTTCACTGCTCTCGCCAATCGGTTCTACCGGGTCAGCATCTCAACAACAATCACCGCAACTGCCGGTGATACGTACACAATGCGTATTCGCGAGAACAGCACCACTGGAACGGTTTGGTGGGCTGGAAACATTGTTTTTGCTACCGGTCAAACAAAACTTCAAGTCCACCCGATGGGTTCTCGGGCAATCGCCGCCGGCAGTTACACAATCCTTCTCACACTGACTCGCACTGCTGGTGTTTCCGCACAAATCACCACACTCGAAAACGCCAACATGACCGTCGAAGACATCGGCCCATCCGGCGCACCGGCCTAATGATCGACACCGAACCGTCCATCCCAGACCCTGACGCTGCCGGCCTCATCCCCTACTTCGACGCCCCAGCCGACGAACCAAACCCAGCAGAGGATTCCGAGTGACGACCGCTCAGCAAGTTCTCGACTTCGAAGGCGCGCGCCTAGGTGATGGTGGCGACGAGACATGGGCTTGGTACCCGATGGCTCGAGGGACCGCTTGGTGCATGATGTTTCAGTCGATGGCTTTGACCGAATGTGGAATCCCGATCCGCTACGCCTGGGTTTCCGCTTTCTTCGACGACTACCGCCGACAGGGCCGCAACTCCTACGACATTCGCACAGCCCAACCAGGCGACCTTGTGGCCTTCGAATGGGGATCCACACCAGGCGGCTATGACCATGTCGCCATGATTATCGGCCTCACCGACTCTGGCGCATGGACCCGAAACGGCAATGTAAACGGCTCTAAAGTGAAAGATCTGTGGTTTCCGTTCGATGGTGGTGGCATGGCCGAGATTGCTAGGCCACCATATTCGACAGCTCCTACACCGACTCCCACCAACGCAAAGGACCGGGATATGTTCCATCTCATCAACACAGACGGCCGTGACGAATTCATCGCCCTCACAGAAGGCGGACAGGTTGTTTCCTGTTGGTCCGGAACGCCTGGTGGTGTCATCGGTCCTTGGATGGAACTGAAGCCTGGCATTGCCGGCTCCAACCTTGTCGCCGAGAAAGCCCCTGACGGCCGTCTCTGTGTCACCCTCGCCGCCTATGGCGAACTCTACGGATCATTCCAGGCAGCGCCTTCGACTGGCCCTTGGTGTGATTGGTTCAAAGTCAACGACCTCCGCCGCCTCGGCAACTAACCGGCTAGGGGTGTTCATGTCATGCAGTGGGAACCGATTATCGCCGCGTCCGTCACCGGACTTTTAGCCTTCGCAGCTGTCGTTTGGCAGTCACGGAAAACCCGTCGAATCAACACCGACGAACACTCCGAGAACTCCCGCAAACTCGACCGGATTGAGAAGAAGGTTGACTCCACAGCCGAGAGGGTTGAGACTGTTTCTGACCGGCTTGACGACCATATCGTCCTGCACCGCATGACAACCCGAAAACCATGGTGGCGTAAATGAGCTTTGCCGACGACGTCCGAGAAGAAACCCGAACCTCCGGAATCGAATGTCGACTCTGTTTCCTACTGAAAAACATGGACACAAAAACTCGTGGCGAAGTGACCGAAGTCCTCGCCGACCAGTCCTGGAATGCAGAGGCAATCTCTAGGGCAATGAAGCGGAGAGGATGGGAGATCCGTGGCGACTCAATCCGAAAACACCGACGAAACTGCCTCGTTCGCTGACGAAGTCGCAGCAGGATCACGGCCCCGACGAAACCATCCTCAAGGCTGGGAACCAGGGGTCGCCTGGAACGGCCGAGAAGGCACGCTCACCACCCCACCCCTCGAGGCCGACCCGACAACAGGGGTGTGGTCTGAACTCGTCGCCGACTGGGGCTTGGATCCGCTGACCACTGAAGTGGTCGAAGGGTCTGTCCAAGTACGCGCCTGGGACACTCACGACGGCCGGCGGCTTCGCTATTACCGGGCGACATTGCGCGCGCGTGAACTGGACTATGACCGACCTGATGTGGACGCTCTCTGCCGCCTAGTGGAGAAGAGGCGCCCTGTGAAGCCTCTGAAAGGCCCTGAGAGGCCCGACCGGGCGTTGGTCGTCCTCATAGCGGACTGGCAGTTGGGGAAGGCTGGGGAGCCGAATGGCGGCACTCCTGAAACCGTGGAAAGAATCTGCCGCACCCTCGACTATCTGCCAGCCCGAATCAAAGAACTCAAAAAAGCAGGCCGCCCCGTCGACACTGTCTATTTGGTCGGCCTCGGCGATTTGGTGGAGCAATGCACCGGCCACTATCCCGGCCAAACCTTCAACGTCGACTTGGACAGGCGTGAACAAATGCGCCTCGCCCGCCGACTCATCCTCCGAGCCGTCGACAACGTCCTCGGCCTCACCCCACGAATCGTCCTGGCGGCTGTTCCTGGCAACCATGGCGAAAACCGTTTGAACGGAAAATCTTTCACCCGCACCACCGACAACGACGACCTCGCCGTAGTCGAACAGGTAGCCGAAATCCTCGACGCCAACGAGGAACGCTACGGCAGCTGCACCACCGTCCTCGCCTCAGGAAACAACCTTGTCCTCAACATTGCCGGCATTCCAGTCGCCTTCGCCCACGGCCATAAAGCCGGCGCCTCCGGCCATCCAGCCGCCAAACTTGAGAACTGGTGGAAAGGCCAAGTGATGGGGCGCCAGCCAATCGCCGACGCCGACATCCTCATCACCGGCCACTATCACCACTTCATCTGTTCAGAAACTTCTGGCCGAACGTTCATGCAAGCACCCGCGATGGATGGTGGCTCTTCATGGTGGACTGACATGAGCGGCCAAAACTCACCCGCTGGACTTCTCACCCTCGGCATCGGGACCGGCTACGGACCTCGAGGCTGGGGCGACCTACACATCCACTCCGCATAAGGAACCCGACATGGAAGAAGAACCCGAAGTCGACGAATACTTCGACGCCGCCTGGCCCTCAATCCTCCTCGACGGCTTCGCCCTCGTTCATGGCGACCGTGGCCGAGCCTACGGACCGCCCTGGGAGGATTACCAACGCGTCACCAACCTCTTCAACTCGTTATGGGGCGACGATGTCATCGACGTCAACGCCGGAATTCTCTTCATGATTTGCATGAAGCTCGGAAGGATTGCGCGTGGACTCGAAGAAGGCTTCAACGCCGAACAGTTGAAAGACTCCATAACCGACGCCGCCGGCTATCTGGATTGCCTCTACGGATCACTCCTGAATCCTGCCGCCATCGCTGTCTCTTTCGACGTCGAAGCCGATGAGGAAGAATGGATAGACGAGGAGGAAGAATGACCATCACCATCGAACCCGACATCATTCCTGTCACCCACCCTCAAGAGGAACCGGACGAATACGATCCGGAAGAACACGAATATCCTGACGAGCAGACCTACCCAAGCCCAGATTGGAAACCGTAATGTTCACCAAATCCTTCGTTTTGCAGCTCGTAGAACGTGCCATCAAAACCTTCGCCCAAACCTTTGTCGCCTTGGCCGGCGCCTCCCAAATGGATTGGCTGACCCTCGACTGGGTGCAACTGGCCGCCACCGCCGCCATTGCTGCCGGACTGTCTGTCCTCACGTCCATCGCGTCGGACAGGTTTGGCCCGATTGACTCGCCATCCATCGTCCCTACCTTCAAGACGTTTCCTTAGATCCCCGATTCGACGACGACATCTCCCTCCCCTGGGTGTCGAATGGAACCTCGAGGCGAACCGCCACGCACTCTGAGAACCACAACCGAATCGGACGCCGGAAACCCCAGCCACCAGCCTTCCCCCAGGCCCCGTGGCTGGGGTTTCTGCATTCCCAAAAAAGATCCTTGACATCCTTTAAACGATCCTTTAAAACTTCTCATGTGGAGCAGCCGCCCCACACACAAGAAAAGCCAACAGACAAGGAACCCCGACATGTCAGCAATCAAAGAACTCGACACCCTCCTCCACCAACTCATCCAAGCCGAGGAAAAGACCGACGAATACGCCACCATCATCGGCAACGTCGAACACATCCACGACGAATACGAACCCTCCGACCACATCGAAGACCTCTACATCACAGCCCTCGTCCAAGCCGAAATCCTCGCCGAAACAGTCGTCGACCTGCTCCACCCGCAAGACTTCGCCAACGACGACAACTTCTGGCACGCAATCGTCAACGTCCGCCTTTACATCCAAAACACCGACGTCAACGAACTCTCCATCGAAGGACTCGAAGCCGAGATCGCGAAGGCCCACTGATGTGGACTGCCATTTGCCTCATCCCAGCAGCTCTCCTCTTCGCCCATCAGATCCGGCAATCCAACAAACCGAAACCGTCGGCACCTAGCCTCTCCGATATCCCAGTCATCGTCCTTATCGGCAACGACCTCGAGGTAGACCTGTGACCGAACCCAACGTCATCCGCTGCCTCCAATGCAAACAATCCTTCGACCGCACCACAGAAGGCGCTCAGGAATATCTTGACCATCGGGAAACCTGCCCTGACAGTTACACCGGCTACAGCAGCAACCACCCGACAAACCACACCCCGAAAGGTGCAGCATGAAACAAACAGCGCAATTCCTCACCGGCCTCACCGCCTTCATGCTTCTCCCAGCCCTCGTCGAGAACACAGCGCAACACGACGCCATCGGCCCTGTCCTCGGACTCACAGTCCTCCTGGCACTCGCCGCCATCGCCATCTTCGCCTGGCCGGTAAAAACGTCCCGATGATTACTCCAATGATGAATGCTCGAGTGGACGCCGTAACCGTTGCCGAACTTGACACCATCGC